GGTGAGTGATTTAAAGATACTTGTTCCGCATTGTTTAAAATATTCAAATCATTTGAAGTATAATCTACAGTTCCGTCACTATTCTTTGATTTTAATATTTTTCTAAGACCTCTTGGTGCATAGAATGATGTAAATTTAATTCCTTCATCATTATCACCTCTTGATAAGAAACCATCATCTCCATAGAATATATCCTCATATCTTTTAACATTGTTAACCGCCCAAGATCTAATCTTAGGTAAGAATATCGCACCAGTGCCAGGAATAATTTCTTGAACAGAAACACTCGCAGTTGTATATCCAACACCACCATTGTCAACAATAACTCTGTCAACTCTCTCATTACTAATAGATGATATAATTTTTGCACCAGCTCCATCACCCAGTATTTCTAAATCAGGTGTAGATGTATAATCTGCACCAGACCGAGTTACAATAACGGACTGTATTTTTCCATTTGTTACAATCGCTTTATACTCAGAGGATGAACCAGAAGAAACACGAACTTGAGGTGGAATACTAAAGTTAAAAGTTGTATCATTTCCATATCCAAGGCCAGGTTTCTCAACATTAATCGATGTTATTGAACCTCTTACAATTGGATTAACTCTTGCATGAAAGTTTTCTGTTGTTGTGTTAACTCCTATTTCTCCTTTTACATTGACGACGATTGGAGGGTAATTAAATACATGATCTCCAGATCCAACCGAATTCATTCCAACAAATTGTTTTGATAGGTAATTTAAATTTGATAGAGTGCTTCCAATACCAGCAGCTGCAAGTCTAAAACGGTTATCACTTACTTTTAAAACATAATAATCTTGGTCTGTATCTAAACCACCAATCTTAATTTGATTATTTGAATAACGAATTAATTCACCATCTTCAAATCCATGATTTTTATATTCAATAAAATCTGAGTATGTATTAATACCAGCAGTAGGAACTAATCTTCTTTTATTTTCATACCCCTCGCCAGGATTTTCAATAATAATTTGACCTAAAACAAGTTTTTTATTTAAACTCTGAAATCTTTGTGTACCGTCAGCAAAACCAGTAAGATTGATTAAGTTTGATTTAGTTAACGCATCATTTTGTTTATTTGCAAGTTTGATGGTTGTACTATTAACTTTAGATACAAAATAAACAGATTCATCAACAAGTCTTTGATCTGGTGTTTCTTGAATTAAAGTTGTAGTGATACCAGCACTTGCAATACCAATCGCACCAGTGTTAAATGTTTTGTAGATTACAGCTTCACCATCACGGAACTTGTGAAATGTTCCAAAACCAATAGTATCCTCTGAAATACTGATCGCATTACCTGTTGATGATGCGTCAAAATCCATAGAATGATCAACTTGTCTTAATCTTGATCTTGCAATCGCATTTTGACCATTACCACCACTAATCTCAATCTTTGGTGGTGCAGTATAATCAAAGCCTGGATCTACAATATCAATTCTTTCAAACTGACCTTTTACATTTGCTGTTGCACTTACACCAGCACCAGTCAAACTTTCAAGACTGACTGTTGGAGGAGTAATCACATCATATTGAGAACCACCCTCTAATACATCAACCGTCTCAACACCACCAAAAAAGATAACATCACCTGACTTATAGTTTGATATCTCTGTACCATTTACAAGCATGCCAGTGGTGCCTGGCGCTGTCTCACGCCTCGCCCCATCAAACACTGGATTCAAAGAGAATCTCTTTAATAATTTCTGATGATCTAATTTTTTACCAGCCAAGTCAGGAACGGAGATTTTAAATGTACCATCTCCAGTTGCATCTACAAAATCACCGTTTACCAAGTCAGGTAAGGAGTTTGCAAGACGAATATTATTAGAATCAACACGACTCACATAATAATTTTTACCATCAATTAACTGACCTAGATTACCACTTACAACACCATATGTAACAACTTCTCCAGAATAGAATCCATGATCTGCTGCACCCTCTGTAACCTGTATTAACTGTATAACGTCTCCTCCAGTGGCGCCAGTCCACGTTACAGAACGGTCTGGTGCGACTATGGGTTCATTACCTAAACTTGGAATTGATGGTGAAGCCACATACATATGTGGATGTGGTGGTAGTGCGAGTGCATTGTCACTATCATGATCATATACATTTTGAACGTCGGTAGTGTATTTTGTAATATTATCATGAAGAGAACTATTTCCTCTTTTTAATCTTCTTCTTATAAAAGCAAAATTGTTTACACCAACGCCAGGCAAATCACCCAAAACAAATGATGAACTACTGATAACACTTAAAATACGACCAACAGCAACTAAAGTAGATTGTCCGTCTAAAACTTCAATAGCATCCTCTTCTAAAAACCCATGATCAGATAGAGTGGTGATGTTAAAACTACTACTTGATTGTCTTATAACTGTTTTTGGAGTAAATTTAACAGATGTGTTATAAACATATGATCCAAAATTACTATCCTCTGAACTTTTGTAAGCGCCATATGTTCCAACTCTAACCTTATCACCCTTATTAAAATAAAAAGTATTGTCAGGTATTGGAAAATCTTTTAAAACACCAGTAATTAAAACTTCTATTTTCTTTGTATTATTTGCAAAAGAATATCCATATGCAACATTATTATATCTTACATCATCACCAATACTTAAAACATCACGAGCTGTGTCTACTCCAACAAATTGATTTGTAGTTTTACCTGCATAAGTTACAACACCAGCAACACTCGCTGTTGGCAGTGACAAAGAACCACTTGTGGGGAATCCAACTGTAGTATCAACTGTAATTATAGTACTACCTAATGACACAGGGTCAGTTACACGAGTTCTGCCTGGAACTAAAAAATTGCCATCAATTGAATCTTTTGATACACTAATTTGATAATAATGTTCTCCACCATATAAAAAATCTTTGACATCTGATATCGCACCAGAAGCACCACGAATATTACTATCATCTTCATCAATATCTTGAAAGAGAGTTGATCCTTTTAAATTGCGAGGATCGCCTGTAATTGGTTTAACTACAAAATCCTGTGCAAATCCATAATCAGCATCAGAGGGTTTAATTAAAAAATCAGATGGTTTAATAATATTAACTTCTTCGCCATATAATGCTCTGAATAAAATCTTATATGACTCTTCTGTTCCTTTTGTTCGATAAAAATCTTTAATTTGTCGAATAAATTTAACTTGATCTAAATCACTATCTAATTTACGATTCTCAAATCCACTTGCATAAGTTGTTTTAAGTTTATTAAAAAATTCACGAATAAAAAGATTAGATAGATTATGAACTTTTGTACCGCCAGTATGAGAAACACCAACACTAGTGTTAAATGATAATAAATCTGACCTTAAAGGTTGATCCATCGCATCAACACCACTGAAACCACGAACGCATCCAGTGAATGATGTTGTTCCAATACCAGTGTATGTTATAATCTCATCATCAATTTTTAATAATCCGTATTTTTTTGGATAACCTTTTGTTGAATCTACAAAGATTGTGGAGGAAAAAGATTGTGTATCCGTCGATAATCCTGTATATTCTGTAAGAGCAGCACCAACATATGTTTGTAACTTAGTATATCTGTCAAGATTCTCGGCGATGTTAATTGATCCACCTTGATATTCTTGGGAGATATAATACTGTTTCATAAAATCCACAAAAAGTGGACTTTCAGCCTGAACAAACTCAGGTAACTGATTTTCAATTACCTGATTGATTTCAACTCTTTGTATTGAGGTATCTATCATTAATATCCGCCGCCAGAACTAGATCCACCGCCACCACCAGATGATGTGGTTGTAGTAGTGGTTGTGCTTGATGTTGTAGTTGATGTTGCATATGTACCACTACTTGATGTTGTGGTTCCAGTTGATGAAGCAGTAGATGGTAAGAGTGCAGAACCTGTAGTCACTGGAGAATTTGATTTTCTTGTAAAAGTTGGAGTATAATAACTGTGAGTGTGAACAAATCTTGAACCAGAGGTATTTTCACCTGATGCGATTAAGTCTTGAATCATATTGATTGTTGTATTTGACATATCAAACTTGACATATAAATCACGAAGACCAACGATATCGTTTGAGTGAGGAATTGCTTGAATTTCAACCACGTTATTTGCAATTACTGTTGAAAGTATATTTACAGTATCTATAAGAATTTCACCATGCATATAATCAACTGTACCAGCATTTTTCTTTAAAATATTTGGAGTTCCGCCCTCTGTATAAGTAAAGAAGAAAATTCGACCCTTATCACGATTTATAACTTCATCTGCAAGATAAACAGTCTCTGTAACACCTTCAATTGTAAATCCAGTTGAAACTATGTTATATGATGACTCCTGAGTATGGAACATATTACCATAACACACTTCATACTGTGCAAATTGACCTAAAACTGCTTTTAAATTACGACGAATTGTCACAAGAGTGATATTTGATGTAATTGATGCATCAACGCTATCAATCAATGACACAGCCTTACTGTATTTGAATCTACCACCAAATTTATTTACATCAATTGAACGTGAGTATTGAGTTAGAGCATTTGAGATTCCAGTTTTAAGATTTTCTTGGTCATCGTTCAAACTTGGATTGTAATATGGATTTACTTTGAGTTCAACATACAAATATTTCAAATCAATAAACTCTGGCACAATTCCAGCAACCGCATAACTCTTTAATCTTTGTACTAACTCTCTTTTTGTCTCATCTGATAGAAAATCACCATTTCGAGGTTTAACTGAGATAAAAACCTTTCCGAAACGAGGTGGACTCATCTCTTCACCACCAAAAGCGGTTACAGACTCCACATTAGGATAAATGTAACCTAAAACTGATTCATAATCAGATGAAGTCACTGCACGATACTGGGAAGAGTAGATTCGAGGTGCAAAATACTTAATTGATGATATTGATTCGATTTCATCACCATCTCTTGACTTCTCATCAGTTGATACCAATGAGATTAGTGATGCATTTATCGATGCACCATCTTGATTTGTAATATTTCCTACAAAACTAAATTCTGAAGCACCATTTCCATCTTTTCCGTCTGTTACAATGTAAGAAGCTGTAATATAGTTGTTATTTGACAATTTTCGACCAATTACATTGTCACCAAAGATAAGTTCATACCTTTCATCTTCAATTTCTTGCAATAAGTAGGAATTTGATGTTGAAGTGACTCCGACGATGTTATCAATCTGTTTATAAGTGACTGAAGAAGTTGATGTTGAAGAACTTTTAACTTTAACTTTAATTGTTGATGTATCAATAAATGAATTATCAAGAATATATCTCTGATTAAACAAAGAAGTGTCAACTGTAAAGTTTTCACTTACAAAAACACCTTCATATATTTCAATATTATTAAATTCTGCAAATCCGTTTGTAACAGGAACTGTAATATCCTCTGGAATACAAAATATGTAGTTTGTGTTCTCACCAGCACCATTACAGACAATACCAGAGTTTAACGTAAGTGTTGATGTCTCTGTCAGACCAGATACATTGAAAGATATATTTGCTCTTGCAGATCTACGAGATCTTGGAACGTAACCAATGTTTCTAGCGAGTGAGACAACGTTTTCTCGAAGTGTTGCAGAGTCAAGAAAACACTCATTCGCTGCCATGTTGGTATTATAGGCAGTTGTATATGTATTATATGCTAATGCGTCAATTATGATTGAAAGGTTCGACCCTTCAAAGTCATAATCTGTAAAATTAGTATTCGACCTCAGATAATCTTTAATAGATGTTTTTATCTGATCAAAATCTAAATTAACGTATTGTCCAAAGGCCATTATACTCTAGCTGGGAATAAGAGAACGTCTACTGATTGTGATGGGGAGGGAAGACCAACGATACTATATTGAACTGTACAATTCATTTCATTTGTGTCTGGTGCAACGGTAACAGTTACAACAATATTATCAATTCTTGGTTCATAATTAAGTAAAGATGATCTAATTTCGTCAGTGATTCGTATTTCACTCAACTCTGTGTTTAAATCAAACAAAGATTCATTAATAACTGAACCAAACTGAGGTACAAATGGTTTTTCACCAAGAATTGTAAAAATTATGTTCTTTACAGACCTTTTTATAGCGTCTTCATCACGAATTGCAACCACATCATTCGTCACAGGATGACGTTTGAAGGATAAATTAATATCTTTGAATGCCTTAGAAGCCACTATTTACACAATTAGTTTGCTGTTTTTATTTATACCGCTTTTTTTATCTTTTTACGACTCGAATTCGATATTTTTCTGATTCTAAAGCGTCAATAATGTATTTAGCACAAATTCTTGGGTCTTTTTCGCCGCAAGTGAAGAAATCTGCGTTCAAACGACCCAATTCAGGCCAAGTATGACAAGAAACATGACTTTCAGAGAGTGCAAAAAGAGATGTGACACCACATGGACTGAATTTATGTGTATATTCATTTAATATTGTCATCTCCGACTTCAAAATAGCACGAGTGAAGATGTCACGAAGGAAATTTGGACTATTCAAGTCCTCAAAATAGCCATCGTAGACATCGAGTATCAGATGCTCACTCATTTCATCCCAATTCTGGTTCATTTAAGTCAATTTTAAAGTCACCACCGTAAAAATCAGCGTTCATATCAGTGCCTCCAGAACCTACACTCACGTCAAGAGACCTTTCTTTCGCTGTTTTCCAGAAATAATTCTCTTCAGAACCCAATCCATCACGGTCATGACCGTTTTCCACCTGATAGTACACGGTTGATACCTTAAAATCGGGAATCTTAGGTGTCTCAGGAGTGATACTGTTATCATA